CTCACCCTTTTAAGTAATTTATAAGGTAATTTATCATATAATTTAGCTACAAGATCAAGTACTGTACCAGTATGTATTGGATTTCTACTTAAGTAATTAAGTATTTCTCCATATACAATAAAGGGGTTATTCCAATTTTGGAATAATCCTTTTAATGGTACACCTGAGATCTCTTTTCCATTTTTGATTCATCTCTTTGCAAATTCATATGTATCATAAGATACATGTGTTTTTGTTGGAGATATATCAACACCTCATCTTGTCATTAAGGTTATATATTTCTGTGCGACTCTATTGTTTTTAATAACAATATCATCACCTAGGAGTATATAATCCTTAAAATCCACTATTCCACACAAATGTGCGGCGTAGTGAACTACAAGATGGTGTGTAATGGTGAAGACAACTCAAGAACTGTACGCTCCCATTGGTTGACCAACGGAATATTTTAAATATTCTGTTGATTCACCAACTTGAAAATTTCTATTTATTAATAGAGATTTTCATGATTGAGCAAAATCTAAATCATTGTTATAAATATATAACATTAATTTAGTTTGTAACTCAATTGGAAAGCGATCAGTTGCACTTGACAAGTCAAGTGAAAAGAATTTCTCTTGATTAACTGATCATGAATGTTTTGGATCTTGAGTAAAGGTCCTATCACATGGAAAGTTCTTAAGTTTATTAAGAATATTCTCATGTATAGGTTTGAGGGTAAATTGTGATGTATAATCTAACATTGCAATTACTCTCATCTTTAATTCAGGATCCTCAACTATAGAAAGTTTTCCAGTTGATCTTTTTAAGGGATCAATTGATCTTTCCATATTTCATGATCAATTATATAAAGGTGAAAGTGATTGTGAAAAATAATCACCAACTATTTTACAAATGTAATCCAATTGTGGATAACTTAATAAAATAATTGACCATAATGATGAGTATGTAGATGGTCCATTTGGACTACCTTTCATACTTACATAATGATCTTCATCCTTATATTCAGGTTTATTTGATAGAAGATCAAATCTCTTAACAAAATCACATATAAAAGTTTTAGGTATAGTATATACCTTTCCTTTATATGGATTAGTTATGGAGGAAAAGTCGGGTTTAATATCCTTTCTTTCCTTCCTTGTTGGAATAATAGATCGAGTATAACCTAGGATTGTTAAAACAATTCTAAGTTCACCCATATCTATTAATTCTTTCAAGAGATTTAATCTTTTAGGGAAATAATCCTGATCAAGAGAAACTAATTCACGATTACTTTTTAAAGGATTACCTGAAATATATCTAGTAATATGTAATTTTGATATTTTAAAATATCTAATGGCATATTTAATACCAGATTG